GAACTCTTACGGATGACGAAGAAAGTTAATCCTGACTTAGTTATTCCAGAACTGGAAATCGAAGATTACACAAACCAAAAAATTACCGCTGCTGAAGAAAAAGTTATAGCAATGGAAAATAAGTTGCGTGAGCGTGAGATTCGGGATCAGTTGGAGTCTAAGCGTAAAAAACTCAAAGAGACTTATAACGTGGATGATAATGCTGTGAGCGAAATTGAAAAGATTATGCTTGATCAAGGCATTACCAATCACGATACAGCAGCACAACATTGGGAATGGATGAAGCAAGCTGCTGAACCCACGCCCACTGGCTACAACCCTAATGCAATGAACAAGTTTGACTTGTCAAAGTATTGGAAAAGTCCGCAGCAAGCGGCTCGTAATGAGGCAGCTACTGCATTGCAGGAAATTCGTAACATTGGTCGTAGACCAATTGGTGTGTAGTGAAAATGAACTTTGTAAATAAAACTTGCGTAAATTGCGGAAAAGATTTTTCTGTTAAACCAAGTCTTGTTAACAAAGTTCATAATTGCTCAAAAGTTTGTGGTTATGAAACTAGAAAGAAAAAGCATTTAATTCATACTAAATGCGGAGCTTGTCAAAAAGATTTTTCTTTTACCAAAAGTTCTAGAAGGGTTAGTAACGTTTATTTTTGTTCTAATAAATGTTCAACTAAAACAAATGGCAATGGAAGATCATCTGATTGGAAATTGAGTGTTGACGGTTATGTTTACAAAAGCATAAACGGAAAAAAAGTTTTGCAACATCGAATTGTCGTTGAAAATTTTTTTGGTAGAAAACTGATGCCTTATGAAAATGTGCATCATATCAATGGAATCAAAAACGACAATAGAATTGAGAATTTGGAACTTTGGTTAACACAGCAACCAAAGGGTCAAAGGATTGGGGATAAATTAAATGCGGCAATTGAGTTGTTAAGAGAACATGGTTATATTGTCCATGAACCTTTTAATGGTTTAGTTGATGGTTTACTTTCTGGTGCGGATACGCATCTTTTAAATTAAGGAGCTTGCTATGCCAATAGGCGGCGGCATTTTGCCACAAAGCGGCACGTCACAGTACAACGAGTTAACCTATGTTACCAGACGTGCATTTATTCCCAAGCTGGTCGTCCAGCTTTACAACTCAACCCCCCTTATGGCTGCTTTGATTGCCAACAGTCAGCAAGCATCAGGCGGTGTGAGCCAAGTAACTGTTCCTGTTCAGGGCGCACAGTTCGTAAACGCACAATGGTCTGACTACTCTGGTTCTTTCAACCAGCCTTCAGTCCAGCAAGGTGCTTTCAATGCTGAGTTCAACCTCAAGCTGATGATTGCTCCAGTTCCATTCCTCGGTATGGAAGGTGCGGTTCAACAAGACTACGCTATTATTCCTCTGATCGAAGCTCGTATGAACGATGCGACCAACGTGATGATGGATGCAATGGCAACCGCCTTGTACACCAACTACACCAATACCCAACAATTCATCGGTTTGCCCGGTGCAATTGATGACGGTACTAACCTCACAACTTACGGTAACATCAACCGTTCGACCTACACTTGGTGGAAGTCGAAAGTTTATGCTGCTGGTAACGTCAACCCAACTCGTCAAAACATTCTTCAGTACATTTCTGGTACTGTTAAGAACGGCGCAGAAGTTCCTACTTTCGGCGTTTGCGGCTTTGGTACTTGGACGCTATTGGCACAAGACTACGTTGGTCAGGAACAATACGTCATTACCCCCGGACATGGTTTCGATGGTGACAACAACGGTCCTCAAGCCGCTTTCCGCGCTTTGATGGTTGCCGGTGTGCCGATCTATCCTGATCCATACTGTCCAGAAGGTACGGTCTATTTCATTAACAGCAACTACCTCTCGCTCTACATCCACGAGCAAGGTTCGTTTGTATTCACCGGTTTTGAATCAACTCTACCTAACTGGCAGATTGGTTACGTTGGTGCTGTGCTGATGATTGCTGAATTGATTAGCACCAAGCCAAAGTCAATGACCAGAGTTTCTGGCTATAACTCAATCGCAATCTAAGGAGAATAGTCATGGCTTTAGGTTTAAACAAAATTGTTCTTGCTAACGCAAGTACCAACACCCCCGGTGCGTACTGGCAGCTTACGACCCTAACTGGTAATAACAGCACGACTGTTGTTCCAGCAGGTACGTATCTGTTGTTCCCAACGGCTAACGTTACTATCGAAGCAGTGTCGGCTTACAACACCAACACCGCTTGCGCTACGCCTTCAACTTGGTCAACCCTCATTGCCAATAATACTGGCGGTGTATTGATCTCTGACGGTGTTAACGTTCGTGCAAACGTTATCGTTGCAACCGCTACTACGATTACCTTGGCTACGGTCAACGGTGGTCAGGCAGCGTCCGGTACTTACAATAGTTAAGGAGTAAACATGGCTAATTACGATTCAGTCAGTCAATTCTATCTTGACAGTTTCGGTAATGGTCGTGTTGCTGTCGTAAAAGCCACCGCATTAAATACTACGGGTAATGCAGTTGTTACCCTCCCTATTTTGAGTGGTGGTTTAACTAATGCAAATGCTGCTGTTGGTTCTGGTGCAGTTATTGTTCGTCGTATTACCGTTCAAAATGCTACTGGTTCAGTTGCATCAGCAAACGTATCAATTACGACAACCAATGATGGCAACATTTCAAACGCTGTAGTTGCAAACGTTGTACTGAGTAATTTGACAGGTGGCGGTAAATACCAAGACCTGACAATTAACGGTGCTTACGGCGCAAATACTGCTGTTACCGGCTTTGTAACTCAGGCACTTTATGTAAACGTCAACACTGCTAGCGGAAACAGTAACACTGTTGATATTGCAGTTTATGGCGATGTAGTGAGCTTCTAATGACTTCCATATTCGTAACCAACGGCACTGAAAAGAAACTCATTGATGGATTTGCTGGTGTTAAATATGAATTTAAACCCGGTGAAACTGTAGAGATTCCTATCGAGGTTGCAAAACACGTTTTTGGTTACGGGCATGAAGACAAAGAACCGTATTTGGCAAGGCTTGGTTGGATAAGAACCACAAACGATTTGGAAGAAGGGCTTGCTCTACTTGCAAAGTGGGATTTCTCTGACCAACCTCCAAAAAAGAACCAATCACTATCCCCGTTGGTGGAACGAGTACCTTTGCAGGTTGTAAAATCTGCGAAGGGAAAAGTCCTTTCAGTAGCTTAATATGGATCGTAAATGTCGCAAAATCTTTCCGGGTATATCACGGAAGTGCGGCGTTTGTTGCATGATGCGAACGCTAACTTCTACACTGATCAGCAATTAACTGATTACATCAATTCTGCCCGTGAGCGCATTACTCGCGACTCAGGTTGTCTTCGCACAATTCAAGTTACTCAAATACCAGCACCCGTTGCAAACCCTGTAAATGGCGTAACTGCAACTAATCCCGTTATTTGGAATCCATCAACATTCTACGCATTGAATACTTTTGTGTTCTCTAACGTGTTTGTTTATCAAGTAACAACTGCTGGCACATCAGATTCAACTGCGCCCCCATATCCACAGGGCAACACAAATTATCCACCTAGCACACAGTTCTTTAATGGAACGCTGGGTTTAACGTATGTCGGTAATTGCGAGCAAATACCTTTCTCAACCTTACCTCAAGGTCAACAAACGCTTGATATTGTGAATATCAATTTGTACTGGGGTAATTCTCGCGTACCGCTTAACTATTTAGCATGGTCAGACTTTAATGCGCGTCTGCGGTTCTGGCAAAACAACGTTAGCCGCCCTGTCGCGTATTCTATTTATGGTCAAAACACCATTTATGTAGGACCAGTACCGGATCAAGTGTATCAAGTTGAGATTGATACCGTGATTCTGCCTACAGCATTAAGTTTAAGCACACCAACTGTAGCTGATACGATACAAGACCCTTATACGACTGCTGTTAAGTTCTATGCGGCGTATTTGGCTAAGTATTACGAACAATCGTTTGGTGAAGCAGAGATTTACAAACAGGAATACACGAAACAAACGATTTCTATCCTCAACTCGGTGTTTACAAGCCGTGTTCCATCCGTCTATAGCAATATTTATTGATTATGGCAGCAGCAGAGCAGAAAAAGTCCTACAAAGTTGTTAAGACCTTCCGGGGTATTAACACTAAGGCTAACCGCACTGCTATTGAGGAGGATGAGTTTTCTTGGTTGGAAAATGCACAACCTATTGGTTATGCAAACCTTAAAATCATTCCA